CCTGATGGGGTCGTTGTCGATTGTTGACCCTGGAACGGGAATTGGACTGGTGAACTCAGGAGGTTCACTACCTTGTCGAATGCGTCCCTGTAAGGATTCTCCGCCTGTGCTTGCTGCTGCTGCGGAGCCTGTGGCGCTGGCGATCCCTGGTAAGCCGAGGGAGTAGGGCTGTATTGGAGTCCCTGAACCCCCATCTGGGCTGCCACTTGTGGAGCTGGTGCCGCCATCGGCTGGGCGCCTGCTGTCCACTGAGGTGTTGTTGCCACTGTTGGAGCCTGAGCCGCCGTCTGAGCTACTGGAGCCCCTGAGTTGATCGGCTGGGTCTGGGATACTTGGGGTGCCGATTGGGTCGGCTGAGCGATAACGTCCGGCATGGGTTACTTCTTTTTGTAAACTTTCGAGTGTTCTATATAGAAACGGGGTGAGATTTAATCTCGGGTCGGCAGCAATCGGTAAATTCGGTTGCTCCGGATGGGGAGTTCTCATTTCTTGGTTGACTAAGTCAATAAGACCTGAGTAAGCCCTCTGTAGTTCCCCAACAACTCTGAATGGAAATCCCGAGAGCATCCCGGCAATTTCATCATCAGTTTTAGATGGGAATAAATACTTCAGTGCTTCTATACTATCAACACCCAATTCTTGTAAGTTCCTAACAAATATTGATTGATTCAATTTATCTTGTGCAGTGTCCTCATAAACAGGACCCATCCAACGCCATAAAACAGTACGATCACCATCTGGTGCAAGTCCTAATACTCCACTAGGTATATCTCCCGAACGTAAGACGTCCTCTATGGTTTGCTCTAATTTTTGTTCATACTTTGCCTTCGCCTTATCATATTTTTCTAATGCTTTATCATCTTCCATATCAACTGGAAGTTGTGGATATTTAATACCAGTAACAAACGCTAATGATTTACGGAATATTTGTTCTTCTTGGAAAAGAATTAACTCAAAACACTTACAAATACCATATTGATATAACTGAAGACACTTTTTCTTAGCTGTAGCACTAACACGACCATAAGCAGATTTTATCTCTGTTGCTGTTACATTCGTGATACTCAAATCATCAATACCACCTAAAGCTAGACGTAATTCACTACGAAGTTGTTCTGCATATCTAGCTTGATCTGTACTAACAGCATTAGGAGTAATAAAACCAACACGATCAGATGGCTCTAAGTTTGCGATAACTCTAGGTACACGCATACCACTTCCAGGTTTACCTATATAGCCTGGTTGTTGTCTTGTTAATGGATCTTGCTTATATGTAGAACTTGATAATAATGATTCAGATCCAAACCCTGATTGACTTGAAATACTAGGTCTTTGTACTGCACTGTCCGAGTCGTTCTCGACAATATCTTGTTTTGGTCTAGAAGATAGAAGAGTTGGATTACCAAAGAAAGATAAGTTAGCTCTAATATTTTTAACCATCTCATCGTGAGCCACGATTTGATTAGCTAATATTTCAAATTCACCTGCACCATCTGTACCGAACGCATCTGGATTATTAAATACTTCAACGCAAGGAATAAATTGCATTGTATTTTTAACCACCTTTTTATCCAAGGCAGCAACATCCAGCATCTCTTGTTCAAAAGTTATTTCCTGTTCAGTATGGAATTCTTCAATTTCAGTAGGAGTAATACGCAAACGCATGTATCTCTTATCTGTACTCATTCCTACATTTCTTATCCCTTTCTTAGCCTTAACTTTGTAAGGATAAATTAGGATTACTTCTTCAAGATCTCCTTCTGGAGAATAATATGTTCTATAAGAATCTTTATCAAACCAATAAATTCTGTATGTTTTTCTAGTAGGTCTTATATAAAAAAGTCCTTTACCGTATGCTAAAAATCTGTCCCAAATAGAATCTAATCTTGCATCTAATTTATTGAACTTAATTACCTGCTGTATAAAGTCAAAACGTTGAGTACCGAAGTTATCTTGTTGAGGAAAGAATTCAACACCCTGTCGTATCCCAAACATCTTCATCTGGGATAGATGAGCATTAACCAGCATTGTGTCAGCTGGTCCTGTCCCGTCACGACTAATTACTGACTGCAGTATCTGGTCAAGAACAGTTTTGCTATTGCTGTCACTCATTGTTTTCAGTTAATTCTATTCTTCAATGTTGTACCCAGCGTGTATTCGTTTGAGGGTAATAATTTCGTCCTCAACTTCTACTTGAAACCTTTCATTAGGTTGAAGAGATAAATCGTGACAAAGTTCATCGGGCAAAGGAATGACTACAGAACCGTAAGCATCTTGCTCGATCTCTAACGTATGGTAGCTGGTTGACATTGGTAGTGTTCTTTCCAGTTTAAATCGTCAATACTCTAACTCTAGTTTTCCTCGGGTCATCAATCCATTACATAGCCATACCAAAGCATCTACACAATCATCATGTGAACTTACTCCAAAATTGATAATTTCATCTGTTAAAGGACCAAATTTTCTGAACTTATTAAATACAATTTTACGTTGTTCAAATAGACCCATTATCCCCCTAAAACGTGCAACTTTGTCTCCTCTGAATCCTTTTACAGGATGCCATATCATGTTGTATAAACCATGATCACCTTGGCATATTCTTTTGAAGTCAGCCTCTAAAGAAGCCTGATATGCAACGGCTTCTGACCAAATATCTACATTACTACCTGTAGGAAAATAACTCTTTCCATCTGAATGAACAACTCCCCATTCTTCCATCATTTCCATCAATGCTTCTAACTTATCTAAATTACCCATAATCCTTAATCTCTTACAATCAACAACATGTATTTTGTTCCCTATCCTCCCTCCCATTACAAAAACTGTGTAATCATTTTGCTCTCGAACTCCAGCAGATAAATCAACTCCTACACCCAATCTTTCAAAATCAGTTGAAATATTTCCTTTAACAATTAAATCAGGCGACAGAGATAATTCGCTTGTTTGAATAATTTGATTCTGATATTGAAAACTAAAAGCTACAGGAGCTTGTCTTCTTCTATCTTTCAAATAATCCAAAGACCACATCTCAGGCCAATAAGAAATCTCATCACCTTCTTTATCAACTGTGATAGCTGATTGAACTATTTGAACCCAATCATTAGAAGGTATGAAAGTACTTTTATGAATATCATCATGTCTAAAACGTGTACCAAGACAAATTGCTCTACCACCTTCAAACATAGTTGGAACTATGACTGAATTCCAGTTGTCTTCCATTGCTTGGCGAATATCTTTATTTTTAATATCATCAGCACTTTTTATTGCGTCATCAATTATACAAAGATGTGATCTTTTAGAAGTCACAGCACCTTTTAGACCTGCACAACAAACAGTAAACTCTTCTTCACCAGTGGATTTAATACCTGCAAACTTCCAATCAATACTCCAATATTCATTTGAATTTATACCTTTCGCTATTTTTACTGTGGGAAATATTTCTCGATAAATTTTACTATCTTCAATAATTCTTTTTATTGCTGCACTCTTAGGTCTAGCTACATCAACAGTGTAGGAAATATATAAAACTTTTAAAGGTTGCTTCGCTAAAGCATGTATTCCTACAGACCAAGCTGTATATAAACCAAGAATAGTAGATTTAGCACTACCCCGAGGAGCAAGTATATCTATATTTGGTCCACCTATGCCAACTAAACATTCACTATCTTTTCCTGTACATAAATATTTATGCCATTCAACATGGTGTTTAGCTGGTGGTTTATCCCCTACAACAGTACAGAAATAAGCAAAATCTTTTCTAGCTCTTTCAACATCAACTGAAGATGTTTTCTTAACTACTTGTTGTTTAGCCGCTGCTCTCGCAGTACGACGATAAACACTGTAAATACTTGTTCCTGCCATGCACGTAGCATAGCTTAAGAATCTCTAACTTTCTTCTTGTAATATTTTTGTCCAAACTCCCATTGATGCTTCCTGAAGAGGTCCTTCAATAGGATCATCTCTAAAAATAGATAACATTTCACGTAATGCCCTATCTGCACCTGCAAGGATTAAACCTTGTTTATCCATCAATACCTTTTCATCATTAAGTTGTTTTATAGCTCCACGTAACTCTTTTTGGAGCATTGCAATTCGGGCTGCACCCATATCCTGTTTAACCATGCCCATGTCTATGGCTTCTCTTAATTTAGAGATGTCCACTTGCATGGAATCAATCTCACCTTCTAATACAGAAGTGAAATTCCTTTTTTTAAATTTCTTAGTAGACCAGTCATCACATTCCACTATCGTCCCTTGGAAACCAAGAAAACGGGAATATAAATATATCTGGATGGGGGATGATGTCTTTTTACAAAAAGAAGTGAAGCATTCTCTATCTTTGTCAGTTAGAGATTTGATCCAATCATTCATGCACGATAGGCACTTTGAGCTTGTGCGTAGTCTCTAGCTTCTTTATACCTACGGAACTGCTCTTTCTGCAAGTCTGTTAACCTGACTTCCTCACCTTCGACTCTTCTTGTCTTTCTTGTCTCATCTCCTTGAGTCCTCATTCCTGCACGTTGTTCTAACCCTGTTTTTCCTATTGTTGCACGTGTCTCTGTACCTGTTTTTCCAACTGTCTCTCTTGTTTCTTGTCCTTCAACTCGACGTGAAGCTCGGGTTTGAGAACCTGTTTCAGCAATTCTTCCTCTGTCTTCCTGTCCTTTAACTCTTTCTGTTCCTCTTGTTTGAGCTCCTGTTTCTGCAGTCAAAGCTCTATCCTCTTGGCCTTTAACTCTTGTCAATGCTCTTGACTGTGTGCCTTCTTCAGCGGTTTCGGCTCTACGCTCTTGTCCCTCAACTCTTCTAAGGGCTCTTTGCTGATTACCTGTCTCAGCTAAAGTAGCTCTCTCTTCTTGACCAGTTGTTCTCTGTGTTAAACGTGTCTCATCACCTAAACTCTGTTGCTTTCTTATATCCTCTGTGGTGAAGAACTGTTTATTAATACGATCTAATTTTGCTGCATACTCTGAATTTATTTGAGCTTGTTTCGCAGCCGCTTCATTAAGTACTACCTGACCAGTAACACTTTCGTCTGGGATGATTACCTGCTTAGGAGGTAATGTATTTTGAAGATTCTCAACTGTTTGAGATGCTCCTGATGAAGAACCGCC